TTGCGCTGGCGCATATGCTGTAAATAATTACAGCACGTGTGAAGATGATCCTGATCTTTGGTGGAGAGGACGACAACCTCATCCAGAAAATGCTGCAATTAATTGGGCAACAACTTTAGCAAAAACTCTTAAGTTACAATTTATTAATGATGCAGACGAAATGGATAATGCTCAATCAATTTTAGTTAAAGGTCAACGTTGGATTAATACAAACAAACGTTCTAAAAATATAGTGTTGGTTGGCTTTCCAGACCCACAAGCAGATGCGTTAAAAGAATATTCTCAATTTTTAAAAGAACACGAAACAAGACATATTTTTTTTAATACTAATGATTATATCAATTTTCTGAAAAGCAGTGGGTTTTGTCCAAATCAGCGTGGATATTTTGGTAGAGATGCACACCAAGCGTGGGCAAATGTTATGCTTTCTCAATTACGTGGATTAGAAATTATATAATTATCTAACCATTTTACTTGACAATAAATTTACTTTTTTATAAACTACTATTATTATGACAAAATATCTAATTGTAGACCTTGCTAACACTTTTTTTCGTGCTCGTCATTCAGCACATCGTCATTCTGATACTTGGGATCGTTTGGGATTTGCTCTTCATGTGTCACTCAGTTCTATTAACAAAGCGTGGCGTGATCAAGGAGCAGACCATGTTGTGATTTGCCTTGAAGGACGCTCATGGCGTAAAGATTTTTATACCGCTTACAAAGCCAATCGTGCAGTTGCTCGTGCGGCATTGACTGAATCAGAACAAGAAGAAGATCGTTTATTTTGGGAGACATTTGATCATCTTAAATCTTTTTTTTACGAATCTTCTAATTGCACAGTATTACATCATCCTGAATTAGAAGCGGATGATCTTATTGCTGGTTGGATTGCTCATCACCCCAATGATAATCATATTATAGTTTCTAGCGATACTGATTTTTATCAATTACTTTGCAGTAATGTTTCTCAATACAATGGCATTTCCGATGAGTTGCATACTATTGAAGGGATTTTCAATAAAAAAGGTCAAAGAGTAATTGATAAGAAAACTGGTAAACCTAAAAAAATACCAGATCCTGAATGGATACTTTTTGAAAAATGTATGCGTGGCGATCCAACAGATAATATATTTTCTGCATTCCCTGGAGTTCGTACAAAAGGTTCTAAAAATAAAGTTGGATTACAGGAAGCATACGAAGATCGCAATCGTAAAGGATTTCAATGGAATAATATGATGCTTCAACGTTGGGTAGACCATGAAGGTAAAGAGCATAGAGTTTTAGATGATTATGAACGTAATAAAACTTTGGTGGATCTTACCGCACAACCTGAAGAAATTCAAGAAAAAATTGCTGAAACTATTTTCAAAAATGCCACAACCAAATCTGTTTCAATGGTTGGTGCTAAATTTTTAAAATTTTGTGGGCGATTTGATTTACAGAAACTAAGTGAAAATGCTCAGTCTTATGGTGAGTTTTTATCTGCCGAATATACTAATGAGGAATATAAACTTAATGAAGCGCACGTTGTTTAGGAACTGGTTATATAATATGTGGTCTAATAATAATGAAGAACGAGACAAATTTGGTTTGCCTCGTTTTACTCTTATTCAATATATAAAAAACTACCGATGGTGGTTGAAATCAATGTATAGGAACAAAAGTCATGACAAATAATTTAATAGCTAAACCTATTGTTAAAAACAAATTTTGGATCCTAGAATCAAAAGGAGAAAAAGTCGCAACTATTCAAGCTAACGTAGATGGTTCAGTTAACTTGGTAAGTGGCACAATTAAACAACTTTTCCCCAGTATCAAAATATTGGGTAAAGAATATAATATTAAATTTAATCGTTGGACACAACCCAAAGAGATAAAATCAAAGTCTCATCAAGCGTTTGATATTCCAACATCCACTCAACCGCACAATGTTTTGTGGAATACAAAACACAAAACTGCTGTTTATACAGAAGAAAATAATTCTAAAAGTTATTTTTGTGCAGGTCACTTTTGGGTTAAAAATGGATCTACTTTTAGTTACTACTTTTGCCCTAAACTAATATTACTAGACCGATACCAATATCACGGTCCTTACTTAACAAAAAAAGAAGCAGAGGAAGCAAAACAAAATGATTTTGAAACCTAGTTTTCAATTATTAAATGATAAAATTCGTGTGTTAAATCAATCTGGCTCAAAACAATTGATTCTTTCAGCCCAAGAAGCTAGAAATTTACATCATGATATTTTTGAACTACTTAATCAACCACAGGCCGTTTATAACAACACCAATGAAAGTAAACAGTTAGAAATGGATGGAGGAAATTTTTAAAAACTACGGTTTTTAAGATAAATAATAAATCATGTCAAGACCTCGCCCAAATGTTCTGTTAGAACATGTTGATAAAAAAACTTACAAAACTGAACAAATTATTGCTAGTGAAGGTATTTGGGCTGTTTACTACCAAGGTAAACCGTTCAACTTAAAAAGTGGCAATAAATTAGTTGCGTATCCAGGACCAAAGTATAAGAAAACTTCGTTTTCTAATCCTGGTCATGCACACAATCTCAGTCGCAAATTGAATAAACTATTCAATACTGCTGATTTCACCGTAGTATTACTGAATAATGGTGAAACAGTCACATTATAAAAAACGTTTTACACAAAAAAACTTTACTCGTTCTATCCTTGAAACTATCGGGTGGTCAATTGGGCGTTATTCCGATCTTTACAAGATAATTTGGGATAATCCAGTATCAGACGAATCACTAAGAGTTAGTTTAAGCGGATTAGCATTCTTAAAAAAGAATGGGTTTAAATTTTATGAATTTCCCATTCACACAGCACTTACCGCTAGAAATTTAGTTCAACTTCAACGTTTTTTCCCCTCTCCCTATGCTTACGTTCAGAAGCGTTTTGTAGTTTTTGATGAGCAAGAAGCCTCAATGTTAACTCTCTATGGCGACGATATTCAACAATATTTGGACTCAATTGAACAAGTTAGTTAGTACTAACTAACTTAAGAGTGTCGTAGAAACGCAACACCTATAATTGACAATAAATCATTTTTGTGAGATAATGGTTTTATTGAATCAATAAGGAATATCATGAAAAATCAAGTTAAATTTGAGAACAAAGTATTGACAATCCTTAACCGTCATCTTAATCGGGGTCGTGCTGAGTTCTACGAAGGTACTTTATTTGTTGAGGATATTGGCGTTGCTACTGCTCTTACAATTCACCAAAAGTTAAGTAAATTACATTCAAATATTAAACTTAGTGGTAATAGCAAAAATGGATTTTCTTATGATTTTGCTTAAAAAGTGTAAAACACTTGACAAAAATTCCCTATTCCACTAAAATAGTATTTTACAGTAAATAGTAAAGAAAGGAACTGTTATGTCTCAAGTTACTGATACACGCACACTTACCACAATCACTGCTCGTAAAGCGATTGAGCGTTGCTTTGGTAAAAAGCGTCCTGTTTTTCTGTGGGGTCCTCCTGGCATTGGTAAATCAGAAGTAGTTGCTCAAATTGCTGAAGATGTAGGCGGTCTCATGATTGATCTACGACTTGCTCAAATGGAGCCAACTGATCTTCGTGGTATTCCTTATTACAATAAGGAATTAAACAAGATGGATTGGGCGGCACCTGTTGATCTACCTGATGAAGAAACTGCCGCTCAGTATCCTGTGGTTGTTTTATTTCTTGATGAAATGAATAGTGCGCCTGCTTCGCTTCAAGCGGCCGCTTATCAATTGGTTCTGAACCGTCGTATTGGTAAGTATAAATGGCCTGATAATGTAGTAGTGGTTGCTGCTGGTAATCGTGAATCTGACAAAGGCGTTACTTATCGTATGCCTGCTCCACTTGCTAATCGCTTTGTTCACGTTGAAATTCGTCCTGATCACGAAGCATGGGAAATCTGGGCACACGCCAATCGTATTCACAAAGATATTGTGGGTTATCTTGGGTTTGCTAAACAAGATCTTTATGATTTTGATCCCCGTTCTAGTAGTCGTGCATTTGCCACTCCCCGTTCATGGTCGTTTGTGAACGAGTTACTTGATGACGATCTCACTGAATCAGAATTGCTTGATCTTGTGAGTGGTACAGTTGGTGAAGGGACTGCTATTAAATTTATGGCTCACCGAAAAGTTTCTGGTCAATTGCCTCGTCCAGAAGAAGTTCTTGATGGCAAGGTAACAGAACTTAAGTGCAAAGAAGTTTCTGCTCAATATTCAATGGTTGTATCTCTTTGTTATGAGTTAGAAGATCGTCTAGTTAAAAATGAAAATAAACCTGATGCTAAATGGCATGAAGCGGCTGATCGTTTCTTTGGGTTCATGATGGCAAACTTTACTACTGAGTTAAATGTGATGGGAGCTCGTCAAGCGTTAGTTAATCACAAGTTGCCGCTTGTACCAGGCAAACTTAAGAAGTTTGATGAATTTCACAAGAAGTACGGCAAGTATGTGGTCAAAGCCGCTGGCAAGTAAGGTTTTAGGGGGTTGGGTGGTTCCTTTCCCACCCTTCCCCCGACTTGACATTAAATCCCTTATATGCTATAATATACATATACTAGAAAAGGAATCATTATGAGTGCTAAAGGTACTACCGCTAATACAAAAGATCAATATCATGGTGGAAAACTTTCGGATAAAATTGACCCAGTACAAGATGCTAAAGCGATTGAAAATTTAATAACTGCTCGTATTGGACTACTACTCAAGGCACCGTTTTTTGGTAACATGGCGACTCGGTTAAAAATGATTAATGCTGATAGTTGGTTGCCAACTGCTGCTACCGACGGTCGCAACTTTTACTACAATACCGATTTTGTAAACCGACTGCCAGCTGGCGAGTTGGAATTTTTATTTGGTCACGAAATTCTACACAATGTTTACGACCATATGGGTCGTGTAGATAGTCGTGACCCTCGTCTTTGGAACTGTGCCGCTGACTATGCGGTTAATGCTGATTTAATAGATCAACGTATCGGAACCAAAATTAATCCTTGCCTTTTTGATCGTAAATATGCAGGCATGAGTGCTGAAGAAATTTACGATGACCTTTACGAAAATGCTGAAAAAGTTGATGTTGATCAATTGCTTGACCAAATGATTGATGAGCATCTTGAAGGTGAAGGTGCTGATGGCGATTCTGGTGAAGATGGTGATCAAAAAGATGGCAAGGGTAATGGTCGCCCCAAGTACTCCAAAGAAGAACGTGAACAAATCAAAAACGAAGTTCGTGAAGCTCTGCTACAATCTGCGCAAGCTGCTGGTGCTGGTGGTGTTCCTGCTGGTGTTAAACGACTTATCAAAGATCTCACTAATCCTGTTGTAAACTGGCGTGAATTGCTTGAGCAACAAATTCAAAGTATTCTCAAAGATGACTTTTCGTGGATGCGTCCTAGTCGCCGTGGATGGCACCAAGATGCTATTATGCCTGGCATGATTCCTGGCGAAGAGATTGAAGCGCATATTGCTATTGATATGTCAGGTTCTATTGGTGACGATGATGCACGTGCATTCCTTACTGAGATTAAGGGCATCATGGAAAGTTATGATAGTTACAAAATTCATATCTGGTGCTTTGATACAGAGATTTATAATCACCAAGTGTTTGATTCTGAGAATGGCGATGATATTCTCAACTATGAACCCCAAGGTGGCGGTGGTACGGACTTTGAAGCCAACTGGAATTACATGAAGGACAATGGCATTGAGCCTAAGAAGTTCATTATGTTTACCGATGGTTATCCGTTCAGTT